AACGGGGAACATTGGGGAAAAGAAGAAATACTTACCCAAATGGTTTCGGATGAATTTTATTATGGACATCTTAACAAACACGCATTAAGTAGTAGTAGCATAAAGACACTTCTTAAAAGCCCTAAGTCATATAGAAACATAATGACATACGGTAATAATCTTGATACGCCAGCGTTACGTCAAGGCAAGCTTTTACATTGGATGGTATTGGAACCACAAAAGATTGATAAGATACACTTTTTAGATATTGCATCTAAGAATAGCAAAGTTTATAAAGAAGCACTTAGCGAACACGGAGAGGTTTATTTAGAAAAAGAAAAGCAACAAGCGGAAAGACTAACGGACGCTTTACTTAGAAATGAAGCTGCGATTAAACTATTAAACAAATCGGAGTTTGAGGTTCCCGCAATAGAAATGGTTGAAGGTTTTGCGGTAAGGGGTAAGGCGGACATTTTAAAAGGCGACCACTTAATAGACTTAAAAACATCTAGCGAACTATCTTCTTTTAGATATAGTGCCGACAAATACGGTTACGATTTACAAGCCTACATATATAAAAACTTATTTAAAGCTAGTAAAGTAACGTTCCTTGTTATAGATAAAGGAAGTTGTGACATAGGAATATTTGAAGCAAGTGATGAATTTATAGAAAGGGGCAAAGATAAATTTAGACAAGGTATCGATTTATACAAGTACTTTTTTGTAGAAGATAACGACATTGACCAATACGTAATGCGTGGTATATTATAAGGGTAAGCCGAAAACCTAAAAGAGTAGGCAACACACAATAAAACGACAATGCAACAAATTGATATTTTTGGCGAATTAGAAAGCAATAACCCGCTTTTAAGGGATAAATTTATTGAACCACCTTTTAGTGTTTTAGATAGTAAAAGTGGTAATTGGCAAAGAAGAAAAAACTTATGGAAAAAGATAGGTATAAAAAGTGAACTTGGGCGGGATGCAACCGCTTTTCACATGAAAGCTTGGGGCGATAAAAAAAGGAAAGAAAGTAAAGAAAGCGGTAAAAATTTACCGTCCGATACATCTATATTTGACCCAGCATTATGCGAATTAATATATCATTGGTTTTGCCCTAAAGATGGTAATATTATAGACCCATTTGCGGGGGGTAGTGTGAGGGGTGTTGTTGCTAATTACATGAATTACAATTACACGGGTGTTGAACTAAGACAAGAACAAGTAAATAGCAATAGGAAACAGGGTTTAGATATTTTAGAATTAAACAACCAACCACAATGGTATGTGGGGGATAGTAACAAAGTATTAGATGATTTTAAAAATAGATATGATTTTTTATTTAGTTGTCCACCCTACGCAAACTTAGAGGTGTATAGTGATTTGGATGGGGATATATCTAATATGAACTACAACGATTTTTTAATAGCTTACGAAAGTATAATTTTAAAAAGTTGTAGGTTGTTAAAAAAAGATTCTTTTGCGTGTTTTGTTGTTGGGGAAGTACGTGACAAAAAAGGCAACTATATTGGTTTCGTTCCCGACACAATAAAAGCTTTTCAAAAATGTGGAATGAAATTTTACAACGAAGCCATATTATTAAATTCCCTTGCAAGTGCTCCGTTAAGGGTTAATGGTAATATGAAAAGTAAAAAGCTTGTAAAAGTTCATCAAAACATATTAATATTCAAAAAACAATGAAACAAATAAACATATTTGGGGAAGTTGAAAAACATAGTTGGTTTAAAGAAAACTTAGAACAAATAAAAATAGGTTACGACGGCGAAAGTGAAATAAGAAACTTTCTAAGTCAAAAAGGCATTAATTTCATGCAAATTGATTTAATGTTTAATTATAACAATAATTACTATTGTGCCGAAGTAAAAACACAAGAAAAATATTTATCCCCACCTTTCGACGGGCATGGTTTGCCAATGTGGCAAATAAAAGCAAGATTAGAATTATATAGACAAACGAACATTATACCATATTTATTTATAAGGTGTCTAAGTGACAATGTAATATACCATGAGGATTTAAGGGAGTTAATGAAAAAAGAATACTTTCAAACCAAAGGAAAAAAACCAAGGGTTATATTTAACTTAAAAGACTTTAAAAAAGAAACATTAAGTGGATAAACAAACCGTTAATGAATTTTATTTACTTGCACTTATAGATTTTCAACATGGTGTAAGTATGCAAGAAATGAAAGAAACGTTAAGAATGTACGAAGATATAGAAGATTTCGAAGCGTGTCAAGGAATACAAAAAGCAATAAAAGAATATGAAAATACAAGAAATTAAAAATTTAATAGAAAATAAAACTAAACTTAAATTAAATACAAATAGTAGATTACAACATTTAGTTTATACAAGGGCGGTATTATTTGCATTGTGTAAGAAATACACAACATCAACTTTATATGAAATAGGTAAGATAGTAGGGCGTGACCATGCCTCGGTATTACACGGTATAAAACTTTACAACGAAGTGTTAACAAGATACGACGACCAATATAAAGAACTATATAACGACATAGAATTTAAAATAAGAATCAACTTAAAATTAACACTTAAACATAAAGACCTAAATTACTACAAACACAAATTTACTAAGTTACTTATTGAACATAGACAGGTATTACAAGTAAACCGAACCCTATATAATCACATAAATAAGAACTTACAAGAAAAGGTAAATGTATAAACCGCTTAAAGAATGTCTTACTATAAAAAAAAGCAAGATACATGGATTAGGGGTATTTACAACCGAACCGATTAAGGCGGGTAAAATACTAGGCGAAACACATTACTATACAATAAACCCAATAAGGACACCACTAGGGGGATTTCTTAACCATAGTAATAAACCAAATTGCTATATTGTAAGCAAAGAAGATATAGGAATATTACACACGATAAGACCTATAAAAAAAAATGAAGAACTAACGGTATATTATAGATTATACGATGTCTGAAGTATTTGCATTTATATATATTGTTGGTATTGTTACCTTATTAATAGCTTTGTTTTTTAACAAAGAATAGTTTTTTTTATTGTATATATGAATAATCAAGTTTTATCAAGATGAAACACGGTGGCAAAAGAAAAGGTGCGGGGCGTAAGTCTAAATCCGACGAAATAAACCTAATAGAGAAATTATCGCCATTAGAAGATTCCGCATTCATGGCATTAAAAGACGGTGTTGAAAAAGGCGATTTTAAATACGTACAATTATTTTACAATTACTATGCAGGGAAACCAAGGGAAACAAGGGATATTACAATCAACGAGGACATTCCGTTGTTTGTAGATTAGTATGCACGTAAAAAAAACAAAAGCACTTACTACATTACGAAAACTAAAGAACCGAACACGCATAGTACGTGGTGGCACTTCGGCGGGTAAGACTATTTGTATTCTTACTATATTAATAGATTATGCAATTATAAATGAAGGTAAGGAAGTAAGCGTAGTATCCGAAAGCATACCACACTTGCGTAGAGGTGCTTTAAAGGACTTCTTAGGCATCTTAAAGGGTTTGCATAGGTATAAGGATAGTCAATTCAATAAAAGTACCTTAAAGTACACTTTTACAAATGGAAGTTATATTGAGTTCTTTAGTACAGACCAACCCGATAAACTAAGAGGTGCTAGACGTACCGATATATTTATTAATGAGTGTAACAATATACCCTTTGATTCTTACCAACAATTAGCAATAAGAACATCGGGAAATATATGGTTAGACTATAATCCGACTAATTTGTTTTGGGTAGATAAAGAACTAATAGGACAACCCGACACGGATTTTGTTACACTTACTTATAAAGACAACGATAGCTTACCACAAAGCATAGTAAAGGAATTACTAAAAGCAAGGGACAAAGGAAAGACATCTACCTATTGGAGGAATTGGTGCCGTGTTTACCTTGATGGGGAAATTGGAAGTTTAGAGGGGGTGTGTATACCCGATTGGAAAGAAATAGATACAATACCACAAGATGCAAGACTATTATCTTATGGCATGGACTTCGGATATGTTGACCCTCATGTAATTATTTCACTTTACAAATGGAATGATGCTTATATATTCGATGAAGTGTTTTATAAATCGAATGTAGTGTTAAGGGATGTGAGTTTATTTTTAAAACAAAACAACATAAAAGAAAATATAATTGCCGATAGTGCTGAACCCAAATCAATAGAAACATTAAGACGTGATGGACATAATATATACCCATGTGCAAAAGGTCGTGATAGTGTAAACTTTGGAATCAACCTAATAAATCAAAACGAAATATACATTACAAGTAAAAGCCGAAACCTAAAAAGGGAATTACAAGGATATGTGTGGGCAAAGGATAAGGATGGTAACACATTACCAAAACCAACGGGCGAACATCCCGATTGCATAGATGCTTGTCGATATGTATTAACCGATACACTAGATAATCAACATAGGGGCGAATATCATATTTATTAAAAATAAATTGTTTATTATTTGTTTATTAAAAAAAAGGTTATATATTTACATCATAAAACAATAAAAATAGAAATTATGACTACACAAATCACAAAAAAAGAATTATTAAAATTACTCAGTTATACAGAGAATGAAATAGTTGAAGCGACAAACGACCTAAAAGATGACACAGTTATTTACGGTAAAGAGACTGTAGCAGACCAAGCTGAACTTAGAATAAAAGAATTAATAACTCTACAGCATAAATTAACTACAATTTACGATAATAATTAAAAAAAGATTTGGAATGAATATCAAGAACAATCACACATAAAAATTTGGAAAAAAGAAAAGTAAAACAACAAGGGGCAGCAATGCCCCTTTTTAAATACACAAAACATGAAAAAAGACTTTATAATTATTTGGAAAGATATAACCGCAAAGGACAATCGTAAAACAATACTTAAAGTTGCAAAAGACTTTAGTTTATTTCTAATGGGTATCTACATAAGTATCTTTGTATTTGTTAAAGTATTATTTTGGATATGGTATTAAATAAAGAATTTGTAGAACATTATATTAAAAGAAAGTGGTGTTGGGATAATAACATATTTATATATCCGTATGTCATGGAACGCAAAGCTAAATCCGATATTAAAATAGAAATAGACATTGACGGAAACAAGCAGTTAGGCGAAGAAGTATATAAACAAAATAAATCGGGACAATTAAAATATTCAAAAAAAGTACATGAACTATACGATTATTTGTATATTGCATTAAAGAAATAATTTTTCGTTTGATTGTTTGGTTAAGGGGTAGCAGAGATGTTACCCTTTTTTGTTATACATAATCTAATAAATTTTATTGTATTAATATGAAAGTAAACATTTACGTACCCGAAAGCTTATCGGATATTACATTAGAACAATATCAAAAGTTTGCAAAGTTAAATACGGAAGAAAACAGCAATAGCAATTTCCTTTTGCATAAGATGGTAGAGATATTTTGCAACCTTGATTTAAAGGATATTGCAAGAATTAAATTTACGGACGTACAAGCTATTATAAACGACCTTAACGGGATGTTTAATCAAAAGACACCCCTTATACCTATCTTTAAATTAAAGGGCGTAGAATACGGTTTTATACCAAAGCTTGACGATATTAGTTTAGGCGAATATATAGACCTTGATAATACTTTGTCCGATTGGGAAACAATGCATAAGGCAATGAGTGTTCTTTATAGACCGATTACAATACAAAAGAACCATAGGTATCAAATAGAAGATTACACAAACCAAGACAAAGCCGATACGTTCAAAGATATGCCTTTAGATGTTGTTATGGGGGGTCTTGTTTTTTTTTGGAATTTAAGCAACGAATTACTACAAACTACCCTGAGTTATTTGAGCAAAGAGATGGGGGAGAACCTGACTACGGAGCAACGGCTAATTTTGGAACAAAGTGGGG